ACGCTTGACTGCTTGTTCCCAAACACTACTATAATCAGGACTACAATGCCTACACATTAAATTGCAAATATTATCGAAACGTATTTCAACACTGCGTATATATTTTGTTGGAAAGCTATAATCTTCTTGAATATGTTCTTCTACAAACGGTTGGTTGACATAAGGAAAAGTTTGACTGCACTGCATACGTGTGCTAATACTTTCACTTTTCTCCATATCCCAACAGCTTCTACATCCAATATTTTGCACATCATTTAAACTGTCGTGTCTTAGTTTTTGCAATGCGTCATCGTTCCAAATTTCTTGTAATGTTTGAGTTCTATAATCGCCTAATTTATCAGGAAAACGCCAACAGGCACTAACTTTGCCTTCTTGTTTAATATTCAAATGAGTAAATGGCATAGGACAAAATGTTTTACTCATAGTTTTCCTTTATATTCAACACTTGTTTTAATTTGTTCCCATAACTCTGGCAATGAATCTTGCAACTTTTGATTTCTAAGTTTATCTAAATCTGCACTATACTCAACAAAATCTTGTAAACTAGTATTTGTATTTTTATTGAAGCTACTAATAATATGTTTTATCATATATCTAAACCGTACAAATATTTCATATTCATCTAAATTTTCTACACGTTTAGAATGTTTTTTAATTATTTCATCTAATTGTTCAATCACTTTTTCTTTTTGCGGTAACATAGTGCTACTTAAATAGGACGGAGTTTGTAACATAGTAGGACTAAATCTTGCAATTTCGTATATGTAACTTACGTCAGTTCCGTGTTTATTTTTTCTAGTATATTTTGAATACAAGTTATTGTCAACGATAAACTTTTCTCCGTATATTTCTTCTTGTAAATTTTCCCACCAATTCCACATTTTCGGAAGTTGAAGTATATTGTACAAACTAATAGTTGGAGAAAACACTATATCAAAATTACTGTGATCTTTAGCAATACTTAACCACTTTTTTGCACTTTCTTCAACTGTTGACCATTTACTAGGATATCTTATGTAATCATTAACTTCATCTAATCCGTCCACGCTCAAATATATTTGTACTAATCCAAACTTTTTTAACCTATCAATAATTTTTGCTTTTGGCACCCAACTACAATTTGTATAAATTTGCAGCATTATATTATCTGTGTATCCGCTTTCTATTACTTTATCTATAAATGGTATAAAGGTAGGAACAATCATAGGTTCGCCACCTGTCATTTTAATTAATTGCGTTTCTTTGAAATCATCAGCAGTAAAATTTAAGTTTAATATTTGCGGACGCTTACTAAAATCAAATCTATCTTCATATTTTTCTGCTAAAACTTTATCATCAGCATCCCAAGTTGTACTTAAATCACTACTACACATTCTACAAGCTAGATTGCAGTATCTACCAGTTGTTAATTCTAAGTATTTAAAACTTAGTTCTTGATTAACATCTATTGGACGAAATTCGTTTTGTTCATTCCATGCATTATTAGCATTAAATCGCATACTAAATTTATCGCCAGCATCTTCTCTGTCGCACTTGTAGCATCCTGGTATAGTGTTTCCTTTGAGCATATCTGTGCGTAATTCGTTCCAAAAATCACTTTCCATAATTTCTTTAAATGATTTTTCTTTTACATTATACTGAGACATTGTAGGATTGCCTTTTTCGTCTCTATATGCTGCGTTCATATGGTCAAATCTACAACAAGGTTTTGCTTGTCCGTTTGGTTTGAGTTGCATGTGTATCCAAGGATATATACAAAAACTATTTTTTACTACTGTCATTTACATAAACCGTTTTGTTTTGAAATTGCTTTCCGCATGTTCTAGCACAAGTAAGCAATTTACCTTCTGCAATACTTTTTAATTTGAAACGTCTTTCGATATCATATAAGTTTTCTATTGCTTCTTCTGGTGTAACTTTATGCAAGTCTACACTGTTCATATCAAACTCTTTGTTAAACTGATAAGCGCCAGGACTGTCGTGATGTAATGTTCCTAAAAAACAACAAGGCATCACATGACCAGTATGTGCTAAAAATAATTCTTTCCAATCTTGTATTTGACATTGTATTTCTACATTATCAAAAGGCGACGGCTTATCTAACTTAAACTCAAAAGTCGCAGGACCAGGATAATGGTGCTGTTCGCCAACATTTGGATGTCTATATTCTGGTGTTTCAGGAGGTTCTAAATCATATAGACGTTCACCATCTTCCATTACTGCCCAGTTTTTGTGTCCTCTAAATTTTTGAGTAACTTTTAATCAAAAATCCATACCAAGTTTTGCAGCAAGTTCTTTAGCTTCTTCTACTTGATGTTCATTATGTTTAAAAACTATAAATGTCCAAGCACCATTACCGCCTGCTTCTTGGAATGCATTTACATTTTTCCAAACTTTATCCCACACAACGCCACGTCGATACAGATGATTTGTATCTTCAAGTCCATCTATTGCAAAATGCACTCTTGTGTTCATAGCACCTAATTCAGCCCACCATTTTGTGCTTCGATACCCTGCATTTGTATCAATAGCGACATCTACATCATGTTTTTTAAACCATTTTACATAATCTACAAGACTTTTGTTAAGACAAGGATCTCCATATACACCACTAAAGTAAACATGATCTAAATTGTTTGTTCTTTCTTCAGTAAAAAATTTAAAGAACATTTCATCCTCTAAATCCATTGTGTTTAAACCAGGTTGTAAATATCCATCTGTAGTAAATCTACTGCACATAGGACATTTGCTATTACAACGTCCGCTTGCTTCTATATGTACACGTTTTAAATTAGGAACCATTAAAGTTTCCTTGTAGTCATTAAACTTAATCCAGCTTTCATTGTAACTTTGTATTTTGGAAAATCCATACCACTGTGTGCTTGACATCTATCAAATGCAATTATACTGCCTCTGTCCCAGTTATACATTGCTTCAAAGTCAAAGCCATCTAACCAACGTGCTGGAAAATGGCTTAAATATTTTTCTCGCACTTCTGGGTCAAACGGTTTATCCCAATCTACTTCTTTAATGCTTCCATCTTTGTTATAACAAGTCAAATTGTCATAGTTACGCACTGTATAAAAAACATCTGTGTCATATTTGTTATCACTTTTTGCAAAGTTAGTTCCAAACTTGATAAATCTATTGTCAAACAAACAGGTACCTGCAGGGGGTATTTTATCTGTACCTTTGTATGTTTTATTTGTATGTCCAACCCACAACGGAATAATAATTTGTCTACCTGGTACTAGCCCGCGATCCATAAGATATTCTGGACGACCTGTATCAATATGCAAGTTGTATGGACTTGCAGTCATAACAAAATTACCTTCCCACATGCCTGTTTGTTCTAGTTCTGGTATATATTTTTTCCACTTATCAAAAAACTTGTCTTCAATAGCAGCGTTATCACTGAAAAAATGTAGTGTACCTGTTTCTTTTACACGCATCTTGTCATAGCGTTTGAGCATGTGTTCTTTGAGCCATTCAAGTTCATCTTCATCCATTACATCATGTACTTGAAAACTATCAGTCCATGTAGCTTTCCATGCTTCGTGATATTCTTCTGCAACTTCAAAATCTATTTTTGTATCTGGATCTGTATCTAGTTTAGCTATACTCATTCTTCGTTCCAATATTTGTCTTGCATAGGATCAATACTTATTTCATTTATACCTATGTCTTTAGGTTGATCTACAATCCATTTAATATATTCTGCTGCTCGGTTAATATCTAAGCAAACTCTTTCTGGATGTTTTTTACTATTATTACTTAGCGTACCAAAACTTATGTATGTAATTTTTGGCGTTTTACCCCATACTCCGCTTATACCAAGTGTGTTACTGTAATCACGCAACGCCTTCTTTTCGGCATTGTATCTCCATGCTTTTCCGTTTTTTACACGATCGGTTGTACTGCCTATATTAATAATATGAGGACGATGATTATTTTCAGTACACACACGATATACTTCATCTAACAAATTTGTTTGATGGAATTTAAATAATGCTGCACAATTTATAAAAACATCATGTTCTAAAACTAGTTGTGCTACACGTACTTGATCTTCACGTAAACTTAAATCAAATCCTGTTGTACGACTGCAATATTGAGCATATGGGTATATTTTATGCAATGCGTTTGCTAAATTTTCTTCTAAATTTCCTGTAATGATCATATGTACTCCGAAAACATTGGTTCAACATCTAAAAGACTTTCTCCTCGTATACGATCAAGATCTTGTGTATACTTTAAAAACTCTTCCCAATGCGTATCATAATAACTTTCACTTGTCATGTATTTTATTACACTATTTTTTATATCTTGTGCTTTGTTAAAAGTATTGTCATCTAAATCTTGCTCCATTGCCCAATACATAAAACCTTCAAATCTTTTGATTATTTCGCTTTTCATTTCGTCTGGTAACACACGTATATTCAAATGCTTAGGATGGTGTGCTACGTGATGAGTAATAATAGGTCTTCTTTTAGTGCTGTTAATTTTTTTAAATTTGCTTTCAGTTAATTTCCATTTCATAAAATCTATCATATGATTTACGTTATATGCTGTAACTGTAAAAGCTAACCAACCCATTATATTAGATGGCGTGTTATCTAATAAATGTAAATTTTTAAGTATTTTATTCCATTTTGCAGGATGACGTTGATATTCTAAAACTGCATTCATTCCATCAACACTAGCACCTACTCGTACTTGTTTAAAACTTTCCCACAATTTCAAAACTCTAGAAGGCAATGTACTCATGTTGGTATTGTATTCTACAATCATATTTTTTGCACTGCCGTTTTCAATACAGCGCTCTAAAAAATCATAATGCCTTTCAATTAGCATCGGTTCTCCACCTGCAAAATAAACATGTTTTATGTTGTGTGCATTTGCTTCTAATTGTTCCCAAAATGGCTCGTATGTTGGCCAATCAAATTCAGTTGCACACAACTTATTACCAACTATTTTGATTTCAACTTCGCCACTAGTATCTTTAAATGTATTTTTTCCTGTAAGTTTTATCCAGTCATCATACCAGGCGTCACTGTCCGTAGGTCCGCACATACGACATTTTAGATTACAAAAGTTACCAAAACGCAAATCATAATATTCAATAGGTGTTTCTTCTATATCAATACTACCATCTAATTCAGTTTGAGCTTGTGCTTTCTCTAATGTAAATTGAGGCCAATTCTGTTGTTCGTATTTGCGTCTACTATTCAAACCATTTTCTTCTTCACTACGACAACGACCGCACTCTTCACTCCATTTGCCTATTAACATATTACTTCGTATAGTTTTCATAAAATCTGCGTTACGTGCATCTTGTAATACATCAACTCCAGCGTTATAAGCAGTTCCGTCCTCTTTACGTATAACACCTTTGTTTTTTGTCACGTTTGCTTGACAACAAACACGTATGTCTCCGTTTGCTCGCACTGCTTGAAAAATCCAAGGTATTGGACAAAATGTATCAGACATCTTTAAATATATCCTTCATTTCAGGAAATATTTCCTGCCAGTTTAATCCACGTTGTTTGTCGCACAACTCAATAAATTCTTTCATTTCTGGTAAGCGAACACTCCAGTCTTCACTTTCCATAAAACTTAACATACCTTCGAGACGTTTTAATCCGTACGGTGCTGCTTCAAACATGCTTTCATTAACTTTGCCCTTGTGCCAACTAGGAACACCTAGTTCCCAGTTTTCTTTCCACCAAGGATAAAACTCTTCGTACTTTTTACGCACTTCTTCTTTAAACCATTTAGGTAACACTTTTACATTAAGATGTGGGGGATGATATACAAAGTGATAGTTAATACCGCCTGCGCCAAATGGCCACATATTAATTTTACTAAACCCTTGTTCAAGTTTCCATTTAATAAAGTCTGGTAAGTAATACACATTTAACGCTTGTACTGCACAAGCAATAGTAACTTCAACATTATTGCTAGTTTCTTTATCTAATATGTGGAATACTTCTTCTGTGCGTTTCCATTCACTAGGATAACGAATATAGCTATTCATTTCGTGTATACTATCTACCGAATAGTGAAAACGCACCAGTTTGAATTCTTTCCATAAATCAAATAAATCCTCTCTCCATTCAACTCCATTTGAGTTATAACGTAGTTCAAGATCTTTTGCAATACCTTGTCGAATTGCTTCTTCAAGTATCTCATAATGCTCCTCAATAATTAAACTTTCGCCGCCAGCAAAATATATTTGCTGCATATTAGGCATTTGCTCATAAAACTGTTCCCAAAACGTATCATTCTGTTTATGCCAGTTATAACTACTACCATTATAACTGCCTTTGTCTTGCCATTGCATTGTTTCTTTTAGAGATTCATTTTTTACATCTGGAAAGATCTTTTTATAATCTTTTATCCAACCCGAACTATCGTGGGGACTACACATTACACAAGCTAACTGACATTTGGTTCCAAAACGCAAATCAATGTATGCAAGCTGAGGAGGCACTTCGCCATCATCAGTTGTGTTAGCAATCAAATCATCTACATTTACACGTTGACTCCAATACGCTGTTTCCCACATGCGTTTTGAATTGTGTCCTGCTGCTTCTTCTTTATAACATTTTAAACAACTAGGCGGCTTTTCGCCATTCATCATTTGCTTACGCACATTTTTCATGTATTTGCTGTTCCAAGCAGTTTGGAAATCTGTTACGTTTAAATTGTTTGGTTTACCATCATCCGTTTTTAAGATACCAACTTGGCCACCATGCTCTTTATCGTTTGTTGGTCCAACGCTACTAGCGTTTGCTGTACAACAAACACGCATACTTCCGTCTGGTCTTGTGCTTAGATGCACCCATGGAAGGATGCAAAATGTATCTGATACTTTACTCATACTGTATTTATTCCATTAACTGCGCACTTAATTATTTTCTATTTGATTTAAAAATTGATGTGCAATTTTTTCAATTTTTATATATTTGTCACTAGTAAGTCCAGGAGATCCATAAGGCATAGCAAAATCACCAAATATATGAACAGTATTTGGTATTCGACTAATTAAATAATCTTGTGCTCTAGCCCTATCTATCAGACTATGGAAAATACTTGTAGGTTTATAATGATAAACATTACTCAACCAAAGTATTTTATTTCCTTCAACATTTAAAAAATCATGTATTTTATTCACTTGATCTGTATGCTGTCTAACAAGTAAATAGTTTACTCTTTCAAATTTAACTTTGATATTATCTCTAAATTCGGTCCACCAAGTACACCACTCCTCAAACCCTCCCCAGTGTTCTATAAAATCATTATCAAAATCGCCAAAGTTTTCTGCTACAAAGTTTCCATTGTATGTACGTGTATCTATACTTTGAATAAATTTTTTGTAATCTCTACCATCCCATGTTTCATACATTTTACGCATTACATACAAACTAAATCTATCATAGTCTGCAAACATTAATTCAAAATCCTTTGTGTATCCTATTTCTTTTATAATTTTTAAATGATTTAATCCTGCTGCAACTGTAACCATTCTACTTAGAGGTTGCGCATTAGTACAGGATTTAACAAACCTAGAATTAGTATTGTTTGTATCAGTATTGTATACATAAAATTTACTTATTAACTGTTTTTCTGTAAGCTGTGCTAATTTATCACTAGTATCATCAGTGTCTGGATACAAATAAAACTTGCTTTTTCTAACATAATTATCAAAACTTCTAATCGTATATCCAGCTTTTAAAATATCATTTACAATTTTATAACCACGCTTACAATTTTTATATGTATTTGTAAATAAACTTGGCGCAATCCAAAATGGAGTGTATTCATCGTGATGATTTTCTTCACTTCTTGTTGGCTCAATCAATTCTATACTATCTTCGTGTCTTGTGAAATCACAATCGCTAATTTCTTTTAATTTTTTTGTATTTAGATAAAATGCTTGATCATGTATTTCAATATAACGTTCTTTTCTATCTAGTATGTGCCCTACTAATATATCATCTTCAACTAAAAAGCTATCCAAGGTTTCTAGGAATCTTCCTTGTACTTCTAAATCATTACCCATATTAATACATACTAAGTGTTCTACATTATTTTTAACGGCATATTTAATAGCTTGCTGATGGCTCAAAAACTTTTTAATATTTTTTAATCCTATTTGAGCTCCTAATTCTACCCACCAAAATTCAGTTAAATTTTTACTAACTCCTCTGGCTATATCATTGTTTGCTAATTCGGTATTATCTATAAATGCTACTGTATAATTACGCATCATGCTTTGTTTTCCTTTTAACTGTGCAAGTATCTGCACATCTTTTTATTTTATCACATTTGCCTTCGCCTACTTTTGCTTCAAAACTTTTTATTAAATCATTTTGAAAAAATTCGTGTTTGACGATTTCATCCATTGTATAATATTCTAAGTTGTTAAAGTTATCTCCATAATTTTTATTGATACGGTCGGTCATATGATTGTACATTCCGTGATTCATAAAATAACCATTATGTAAAAAACAACAGGGCCAAATTTTACTATCATAACCCATAAAATACATTTTACGTTCTAAACTATGACAACTTATTTCAAGTTTTTCTTTTTCTGTATAATCTTTTGGCTCAAAATCATCATCCGGTAACGGCTTATTTTTTGCCTTTTTTACCACTACACTTTCAGGTGTTTCGGTTTCGCTTATATGAGACAAATCGTATCTTTTATGAAAACTTTTAAACCCCATTTTATAAGCTAATTCTTCTGCTTGATCAACTTGATGTTCATTCCAAGGAAATATCAAGTATTGCCAAATAACTCTAGCACCGCTATCAATTGCTGCTTTGGCATTTTCTATGATTTTATCAAAATCGGTCTTTTGTCTATATATATGATTTGTATTTCTCAATCCATCAATACTAAAATGCAAACTGTGATTAGGAAACTTTAGTAATTCTTTGCCTATTTTTTTAAAATATTCAGGAGAACGTAAACTTCCATTTGTATGCACACTAGTAACAAAATCTTTATTAATTTTACTAGCTGTTGACAAAAATTTATCAAAATCTGGATGCATTAACGGATCATCAATTGTTCCACAAAATTCTAAATCAGTAAGTGTAGACATAGTTTTTGATTTCAAAAGTTTTTCAAATGTTTCTAATTTTACTAATTGTTTTTTTGGTATTACTTTTTTTGTTTCATTAAAATTTATTGTTTCGGTCCTATGACAACCTAAACACAATGCATTACACATACTACTTAATTCTAATTGTAATATTTTAGCATTACCAAACATTAATCATTTTCCTTAATTTTTAAAGAGCCATTTTTAGGACAATGCCTAAGGCATCCTACATAAGGATTTTTTGTTCTCCAAGTCATATAAATTTTATTCCAAAGTTTCATAATTTTTTTTGGGTGATTGTTTTGTAATTTTAACATTTCGTAATCGTCACCAAATAAACTTCTTAACTCCTGCTCATGATTAGAATGAGTTGTTAAATAACAACACGGTAAAAATAAACCATTTATTTCTACAAAGGGGTGTAAATTTTCCATACACATAGGTTTAATTTTTTTAAACATTTAACGACTTTACTAATATATCTGTATTGTTTTTTGGATAATTAAAATCATATCCAGCTAATTTTAAAACTTTCCAAGCCCAACGTGCTGAAAAATCAGGACGAAGCCATTCGTGCTCACTCACATGCGGCCAGTCAAACCTTATATAATCAAACTTAGCATTAATAGCTTCTTTTACTATATCAACTAACTTCCACTTGTTATAAGAAAAACAAATAGTTTTTTGATACAAAGTAGGTTTATTTTCAACTTCTAATAATGATTGAATACCTACGTCTATGCTTTGAATATCTCCGTTAACTCTGTATTTGGTAAAATTTTCTCTTGTACCATCAATTGAAAAAAATATACAATCATTTGAAGTCATTACATTGCCCAATTCATTCCAAAACGTTTTATCTCTATAACTTCCATTTGTATGCATCTTTATCTTTATTGGAAAGCCTAGGTCTTTTTCTTTTTCCCTAATAAATTGCACAAGAGGTATTAAATCAGGATAGTAAATCGGATCTCCCCAATTTCCACAAAACTCAATCGACGAAGGATTAATTTTATTAATTAATTTTGTATAATTTTTATAATCAACATGAACAGTATTTGATATATCGGCAATTTTGTTTTTTGTAGCGTAGGTCCTTGCACATTCTAAGCATCCTAATGTGCATTTATATGTAAGTCCAAAATGTAAAGATTCAATTTCTCTACCTTTCCAATTCATTTAAATTGCTCCGCAAAAGGATCGAACTCTGTGCCACATTTTTGAGCACATACTCCTAATTTTCCTTCATTTACGCTTGGTAGATGCCAACTATTTTCAATATCAGATAATAATGTTCCATTCATTACATCCTGTAAATTATTTTCTATAACATCTATGCCTTCTTTACCCCCAGCACGATCAATAAAGTCCCATACTTGTTCTACACGAGGATCAGGATGCCACCATTTATACATGCGTCCAGCAGTCCAACAACAAGGCATCATTAGTCCTTCGGCAGTGATAAAGATGTTACCTTCTTCTGCTACTTTACATTTAATTTTACAAGTATCGTAGTAATCTTTCATACTACCGTATTCTTTGGTAAGTTGTTTTTCTTTTAACAACGCAATGTTAATATTTTCTTTTTTCTTAGGTTTAGCTAAGTTTTGTGTATCTTCACCTTTGCGATTTTTTGCTTGGTGTGTTTCTTTTCCTGTTAACTTAGCAGTACTGTAAAATCTTCCAGTTTTCTTTTTAATAAATTTTTCACATCCCCAAGAATTAGCAAGTGCTTCTGCTTCTTCTACTTGATGTTCGTTGTGTGCAAAAATAATATAATCCCAACGAGCTCTACCGCCGGCATCTATAAATGCTCTCATATTACGTTCTACATTATCCCAGACAACATTCTGCCTGTATAAATGATTAGTGTCACTAAGACCATCCACGCTGAAAATAACAGCGCCCATTCTACCAAAGACTTTGGCAAGTTCACGCCACCACGTTTCATCTTTTGCTCCTGCGTTTGTGTTCATACTCAACCACATATTAGGGTTGTGTTCTCTAAAATATTTGAATATTTCTAATGTATCTCGTGCAACAATAGGATCGCCCAAATTGCCACACATAAACATTGTTTTGAGTTGTTGGATAAATTCAGGTTTGAATATACGTTTACAATCTTCTAAACTAAGCTCTGCGTTTGTTATATGAGGATTATCGGCACCACCGTTCATATTACGATCACACATAGGACATGCTGCTTGGCATCGTTGTGTTACTTCTAAATGCACAACTTTTACATCTTCATATCTATACATTATTCGTCCCAATACATTTTATTATTTTTTTGATAGAAATATTCTTTTTCTATTGTAATCATATCATCATATGTTAATCTATGATGAAATGTACCATACCCAATACTTATGCTAAAACGCACATAAGGATCTATTTTACGTTCAGGTCTCGGTCCGTGTTTTTTATACTCCACAACTGCATAACCACCTTCGAATTGAAATTCAACACCATGTTTCCAGTTATCGATTATTTTTTCAAATTCATCAATTGTAAATCTGTAACCATTAACAAGATCGTCTGTAACTTTTACACTAACATCTACTCTGTTTTGATCTTTAAACAAGTATATTTTAATAGGTTTTGTATATTTCATTCCATAACTAACTTTACTTTTTTACCAGGTCCAGTTTGACTAGGCAAATCTCCATACTCATCGATATACCATTGTATTACTGCTTTGTACCATTGCTGACTATTGTGATGTGCTTGTTTGTTAAACTGCCAAATATTGTTATTAGTTGCTTGCATAGTACTCAATGCTCTAGCACTTTCTTTTTGCAATTGTCTTAAACTTAAAATATCTAAATCTATCATGGACGTCCTATTACCATAAATCTTTTGTAACCATATAATTCTTGTTCGCCTGCATATTCAAGACGCTCCATTGGAAATTTTTTGCACATATGATCAATACTGTGTACACAATTTACATGTTCTTCTACATCAAATAAGTTATTGCTTTGTATTATAAACAACGGATCACTTTCCATTGGTCTATGTATAAACTTTTGATACCAAATACTAGGCATATGCTCTGCACTTGTGTTTAAAATTAAATCAGGCTGTGTTTTTTCAAAAATTTCTTTGTCGTTTGTATAATTTTTTACATTATAAGTACATCCAGTTCTGCTTACCCAGCCCATGTTTTTTTCATCATCACTACTACTTGCCATTGGCAACTTCATTTCTACAGATTTTACCTTGTAATCTTGTATACGTGAAAAATTAAAAATCTTGTCACTGATGTAACATGCTTCAGAATCAACATCAAAGACTCTTATTTTATTGTATTTTATAACTTGTTCAAGGAACAGTCTAACTTGTCCGTACCAACCTCCTAATACATAAACAGTATCAAATTCTTTTTGTATTTTAGACAATTCTTCCATTGCCCAAATTTTACTGTTTACTTGTCCTCTACTAAATGCATCTTGCAAAAAAATAGGGTTGTAATTATTTCTGTAATACTTGTCAAAAATATCAAATATTTCATTAGTAGTTTGTTTTCTTAAAAAATGTAAAAATTCTGCAATATTAAAATCCAATGATAATTGTATCATATCGTCTTTAGAATACATCATACTCAAAAAGAAATCTACAAGCATTTTTGATTCTTTATCATTTACAAAATCAAAATACTCTTGAAGTCCATGTAACCAGCTAATATTATCAACTGCAATTTCGTTATTTACATTCATCGTTGAACCTTTCTTCTAGCCAATCAAAGTCGTTTATTTTGGATAATGCTTCTTTATTAGTTTTATTTCTTGCGCCATATGCAGCACCAGATTTGGCACCTATGAGTGCATATTCTTTGTACTCGCCTGAGCTTTTAGTACACCAAGCAACTAATCTAGTTTGTGTTTCATTGTTTTTCTGTCTATCAATTACTCTACTACTTAATTTAACACACTCTCTAAATGCACTTTTCCAAGTGTTAAAAGGATCAGTATCAAAACAAGTATAGTTACTAACCTGCATCATTGGTACAAATTTGTTACTAATACTTGTAGTCATATCAGGCTTACTTGTATCCATGTTAATAGTTTCTTCTCTTGGAAATAATTTTATACCGCCGTATCCATATTCTAATCCATTTACAGGATTTATACTACGCCATACATGCACAGCACGTTTATTCCACCATTCGGGTATATAGTCAAAATTAAAATTATCTACTATTTGTGCATCACCGTCTACGATCCATATACGTTCTGTATCGCATAACTTTGCAGCTTCAATGTGTGCTTGGTGTATGCCTTTTACTCCATGTATACGTTTTGCTCTTGGGAATCTATCTAGCAGACGTTGATAATTTTCATCTGCATTTGGTTCTTTGTAACTTATAAAAACTATATCGCTTGTTTCAGCTATTGGTGTACTAGCAGAAATATCTGTAAATTTTTTGTTGATATAAAAACGTGCAGCTAATTCACCTGGTCCATGATGACTATCTTTAGGCATCAAGCATATACCATCATAATTTTTTCCATTAAGGAAAACATGAGTATATTTTAAATCATCAGGTTTAGACTTGTACATAAAATCCCAATCTTCATTTATTTCAAGTTCAGGATATACAACCCACAGCATTTTAGTATTAGATTGAGTTTTGGCTGTAATTACAGAATCTACTGCTTTTGCAGTTATAAATCTGTTTTTAAGTTTAGTAAATTGTGGATGAGAGTTTGATCCGATAAAATAGATATCATACATAATAATAACTTAGCATAGTAAAATTGTTTTGTCAACTATTTACTGATAAATAAAAAGTAGGAGAAGAAACATGAGCATATTACCTGGGGATACAATTAGATTAAATATTACGGGCAGTGATAGCACAATTTTGGTAGATAGCTGGAATAGTGCTTTAAAAGGGCCGGTGGTAGGTAGTGACAATACCACACTAGTTGATACTGTGAATAATGTTTTACTTGGAAAGCACGAAGGTGAATTAGCTGGTAATGTAACAGCAACCAACGGAAGTGTAGTTCTCAACAGCGGAACTAATGGTACTGATGCTGTGTTTATCGGCGATGTGACCGGAGATGTTGTAGGAGACTTGTTTGGTGACGTTACTGGAAATGTACAAGGCGATATATTAGACGAACAAGAAAATGTAATGTTAGATGCTACAAATAGAACTCTTACAGTTGATAGAATTAATACTCAAACTATTAATTTAGGTAATTTAGAAGTTTCAAGTCTGAGTGTATCCGACATTACAGCAGGAACATTTAACGGTCCATTATTAGGAGATGTATCTGGTCAACACTTTGGTAATGTTTACGGTGACGTAGAAGGTAGTTTAGTGGGAGACACAATCGGTGATCATACTGGTGATGTAATTGGTAGAGGTGCTCAAACTGTTGTAGACACAAGTCAAGATATTGCGGAATTTTACGGAAATTTAAATGGCGATGTTGTAGGTAATGTAAATGGTAATGTTGTAGGAGATGTTGTAGGTAACATCACTGGGGATATAACAGGTAACGTTACAGGCAATATACAAGGCGATTTATTGAATGCAGCAGGCACACATATCGGTTTGAGTGTTACAGCAGAAGGCAATGTTTCTCTTGCAACAAATAACAACGGATCTTTGTCTTTTGGGGCAGTGGATGATACACTTACAATTAACGCAAATTATAGAGAATACAATGATTTTGTTGTTATTCCACACCCAAGTGGACCATTTGCTCAAAGACGTATGCATTACAATAGAGTAAACGCAGACGGTAAAGCAAAAGTTATACCAGGAGATTTACTAGACCTAAGAGCTATATTAGCTTATAACGGAACAGAATATAAAACTGCCGGACATTGGGGATATGCAGTTGATCCAAATTGGACTGCTCCTGATAACGCAAATAGCATCAAAACAATTTTTGGCGTAAGTGTAGCAGATGGCACTAATCAGCCAGATGTTCTCGGTCCTAAAAAATTGAGTGTAGACGGACAAGGTACAGTCGGCGGTTATGCATTTAAAGCGCATCCTATAAACAGCACAGAACGTAATGCACTTTCGGCAACAGCAGGCATGATTATCTTTAATAGCAGCACAAATAAATTCCAAGGATATAACGGCAATTCTTGGGTTGACTTAGGATAATTTTTATACTATAATGCAAGTATGTGGAAAATTGAAACCTATGATGGTTCACAAAATTTAACAAACTTTTTTATTGAAGCAGAAAAAAAGCGTTACTACAACAATAGTAACGCCGATATGCTTTTATCATCTCTTGAAAAAGAAAAAGATTCAACTTTATTCTTATTATACAACTATGAAAATATTGTAGGCTGTGTTGTAAGCCATAAGTTAACAGGCTTAGAAATATTAGGACGAAACGCTTATCGCATAGGTGCTAGAATTTGTATGCTAGGACATCTAGTACAAGGTGTACGCAATCATAACACTTTAAGAAACTTAAGAGGTGCGCCGCGGCCACATGATCACCCAAGTGCGCAATTTTTAATTCCTGCATGTATTGAGCATTGCGGCAGAGATAATCCTTTGTACATAAGCACTCACCCTAGCCCAATTGCAAAACAACGAGCTGTACACACACGTTGGGCTCCAGAATGGCGTAAGCAAGGATTTTTAGAAGAACCGATTGAACTAGAATATAGAGGAACTATACAAAGTTTTTGGAAGTTTAAGGTAGATAATTACTACAAAGAAATGGAAGACGAACGTTGGCCAGAAGCTGAAGAAATTTTGCCTTTGTTTTAACTAGCAGTATCTTTACAAGTTTCAAAAAAGTCAGCCATTTCAGGAAATGCTTCTTTAAAATTTGTATTTCTTCTTTTATCTTGCTCATTGAAAAAACGCCAAAAGTCAATACGACCTTGCATAACTTTTGCAGGATCATACTGTGTTGAATCCATGTAATCAACTACACGCCTAAAACGTTCATATTCCATTGTAGTAAATGCATCTTTACGTTCATCATCTAAGTTGTCTTTTATAAACTGTAAATGACTGTGCATATACTTCATATATTCCTGAGGCAAAATATTAATATCGTATTGTAATGGTTCTTTTAGATAAGGTGTATCAAAACTTAAACGATTCCACCGAAATGTTTCAACATCATTATACTTTCGGCGCCATTCTAATATTTTTTCAAGTAATGTTTGAAAAGTTGTAACACTGAAAATATTAAATGTAATCATTATAGTTACAGGTGCATTTGTATTACGCATAAAATAATCTAAATTACGCTCAAATACATCAATATCTAATCCGTTACGTATGTACTCAGCACGTTTACCCCAAGTGTCAATACTTGTAAACAGTTTGAATCTACGAATTTTATTTTGACTAAGCAAACTATTTACTGCATCGGTAAATTTTTCTAATTGCTTTGGTTTGCCTCCTAAATTACTGTTAACATTCAATTCTAAATGAGGCTTTGGATCCTGCTCCAACAAATCAAAAAGTTTATATGTGCTCTTTTGTATTGTTGGTTCTCCACCTGTGATGCGTAAAATAGTTAAGTCGTTGCTTAAATCAGGCCACCATTTCCAAAATGCATCTAGGTACGGATTATTGTCTTCTTCATAAATTTTAAACCAATCAACATCACATCGGTGATTGCGCACCATATCATATGGACCGTGTTGCTTAATTTCTTGATAGTATCTGCTGCTGGCTTTTGGATGACAATAACCACAACGGAAGTTACATTCATTACCAAAGCTAACTTCTAAATATTCCGGATTAACATTAAATTCTGCGCCACCTTGTTTTACAGCATTTAATCTTTCCTCGTTGTAAATACTACTGCTACGGGTTTTACGATCGCTGATATAATCAGGACCCATATTCTCAATGTTCCAACAGTATTGACAGCCTTTAGGTTGTTCACCACGCAACATTGCAGCACGTTCTTCAATTTTTTGTTTTGTATTATGAATAGCACTAGGATTTTTTAAAATAGCTTGTGTATCAATTGTATGAGGAGCAGGATGATAACAACTGTGTGTTTCACCTGTCTGAAAATAAATGTTTGCATGATACCATTTAGCAAAACAAAATGTAGGAGAAATCTGTTCGTCTGTGTATTTTGTTATACGAACTGCTTCGTCTCTTTCGCTCATCCAAGTTCCTTATCGATAAACTTAGGATTACGTACAGGATTTTGATACACTGTTTTAAAAAACTTACTTTGATTTGCATCTAACGGCTGTAATGCAATTGGAGCCTGTAATTCATTCATAAGTTCATCACCGAGTCTTTGAGTTTCATCTTCTAATGTTTCTTCATTAACCTCGATATTATTCCAATAATCGTTTAACCATTCAAAATCACGCACGTTGATAAAGTTCCAATCTGTACACATAGTTTTGTACAAACCTTCTCTTGCTCCATAAATTGCCCAACGTCCGTTATCAGCATCTGCACCTACCATTAACCATATCCAAAGTCTATGCAAATTTTTCCAATGATTGCGTTTAAAATCTTCAATATCTGGTTTTATACCTTGATCTAGTGCCATTTTAACACCTTCACGGAATCCTGCTCTCCATGCTTGTTGAGGTGTTGCATTATTGTAAATGTCACTGAATGTTCCATTCATTTGAATATATTGCAAGTCCCAACAAAAATCTACTTGTGCATGTGCATTGTCTGGATCTGCGTTTTCATGCGTTTTCATACTTAAAACTTTATGTTTAGGCCAACACTTAATACCGCCGTTGCCATATGCAAGTCCGTTTATTTGATTATAAGCAGTCCAACTTATGACTTTATCAGTTAAGTCATATTCACTTAAATCTGCTTCTTGGCTTAAAAAAGTTTCACGTATTCGATTATCACCATCGATAGTAATAAATCTTTCTGTATCACTTGCATTTGCAGCAGCTTTGTGTGCAGCATCACTTCCTTTTACACCGTGTACACGTTTAGCCCAAGGAACTTTTGTAAGCAAATCTGCATAGTTTTGTTCGGCATTGGGCTCATCATAACTAAGATAAATTATGTCATGATCAACTACTCTAAAAATATCAGTCATTGATTACCTCGTGAGAATAAGACTCTAATCTCCTTACAGTATAAACACTTACTAGAGATTTGTCAAACTGAAAATTATCAGGAAAAGGAATTGTAAATTTATCAGTTTCAAAGTTTAAAATATAATGTAAATTATAAGGATTATTTTTATCAGTAATACTAAATCCGGTAATCAAGTTTTTCATATTGACATTTATTTTATCCATATTTTGTAAAACTTTTTTACCTAATTTTAATTCCCATTGTTTTTTTATGTTATTTTGGATTAATGTAGCATCAGCATCTTCATTGTATTCTATTTTATGTAAAAAACTATCAGAGCTTCTTGCTTCTTCCCAATAATCAGTTTTATTCAACACATAATCTTTTTTTACAATATCAAACTCTACTCGATATTGATGTGTAGGTACAATACCTTTAATTAAATCTATTATATCCTTGCTATCTACTTGAATGTATTGATCACTGCTTGGTGTATTCACTATAGCCTGTATATTACCTTCGTCGTCAAATTCAATATATTTTTTTGTATTACTTTTTACTACTATTGGCATTTATATCCCCAAGTGCTTTTCGTATGTGTTTATTATTTCGTCTTTTGCAAAATCTTTTTCTGTATAATGAAATATACCACTTTGTTTAAAATTACCAACATACAAATCTAAATCATCGTTCAAGTAAACACTAATACGTGATTGCCATGATAAACTATCATAAGCATTCCATTTTTGTAACTTTGGTTTCATATGAACAAAAGTTGGAAAACTAGTATTACTTGTGATTTGATTTTCGCAGTTCATTATCTTTGCTGCGATAGCTGCACTTAAATCCATACTACATTTTTTTTGAAACGTTTTGCCTCCTGCATGATGTTTGTAAAACAATTGCCAATTATTAGTAATCATTTCTAACCAAGCATAAAATTCTTTTGCTAGAGGACGTTCTTTAAACCAATGCACTCCACTATATAAATTAGGCAAGTCAAATTGTGTAAATGCTTTTCTATAGTAATCACTTGTTACCGTTTCTCCTCTATATGTTAACACATTGCTAGTGTAATATAGATCATAATTATCTAAATAAGTAAACCATCTATCTAAATTTTGTAATATTAACATATCAGTGTCAAGCACCATAGTATTATCATACGGTGTTGCATGATATATTTTCCAACGATTACTTATTTTCCAATCTTCTTCTGCTGCGTGATCGCCCCACGGTATTTCTACTATGTGATCAAAAAGTTGTTTATATTTCTCAGGCACAGTGTCATTAGTAATTAAAGAAACATTGCTTTCAGGATTTGTAGCATGTATACTCATTGCACATAAACACGCTTGCTTAACGTAATCTTCGTCACTATTTTGAGCTAGGAGAGTAAAGTTTTTATCCATCAATCACTCTTTCTAAACTAATTTTATTCATTACATGTATGCTTTGTTTATTGGTTTTTATTGCAGTATATTCTCCAACATGATTTTGTTTTTCTAACAACATTATCATTTTATCATTGTCAATACTCTGCAATATATCTCTATCAGTAGTAAAGTATTTTTTACCTGGTAAACTTGCAATTGTTAAATCTTCTGTAAATCCATTTAGTATATGAGCAGCAATACTAAAGGCAAAATCATTTCTATACAGCGGATTAATTATTTGATACAAACTTTTGTAATGAGTATAATTTTCTTTTACGTGTTGCACAAGATCAAAAAAGCATTTAGTTTTTTCTGTTTTTTTAAAATATACAACTGTAGCCCAATAAAACTTTATACTTGTATCAGTTACTCTATCAAATTCAGTCAAATTACGCCAATGACATAAATCTACAGCACTGCTATACATCATCAAATCTTGTTTAGAACCAAAACAATTTTTAAGTTTATCATTAGCAAGTATGTAATCTGTATCCATTACGATAGTTTCGTCATAAGGACTTAATTCGTATGCAAAATATCTATCTGCATTATTAAAGTTTGCCAACTTAGTTGCAAGATTTCCATCTCTAAATTTTCTAGAGTTATCATTATTGCTTGGCTGTAATTTAATTACATGATCAAAAAAATCAAGTCTATCATCATCTACCATATCAGTAGCAATTGATACTGGAACGTCTAAATATTTTTTTACACGTTTAGCACAAAATATAGCTTGTTTAATATAATCTAATGCATTGTTTCTTTTGGCAAACAGTAAAACACCTTTGCTCATATATCTAAAATACCTTCAACGTTTCTATTACTTTTCATTTTGTTGTATTCAACAAAGTATTCATTTGATGCTGTAAAATATGTATTCAAAATATTTTGATGAAATTCTTCTAAGTTTTCAATCTCAATAGGAATATCATTATCATCGCTTATAATTACAGATTGCTGATCACTATCTATTAAACCTTTGATAAAGTTAATTAACTCTCTTGTAACAGTAAAAGTAGCACCATTGAAATAATACACAAGATTTTCGTAATACTTTTCTTTTAAAATACGTGTTTGATTGTTTAATGTAACCATGTAGTTACTGATGTCTAATGCTTTTTCAAGACGCTCGTCCATAGAAACCTCCAATTGTGGTTACAGTATATATTATTTTTAAGTGATTGTCAACGGATATATGATTTAGGTTGCCCAAAGACCTGTAGTTGTTGTAGGTTGAGGTCCAAGTAATGTAAAGTCTGTATCAGCAGTACCATCATTTAAGGTAATAGTACTATCTGCATAAGATATTTGACTATTTGCTCTTACATCTCCAGTTACAGGTTCATCAATAGGTGTGCTAGATGGACCATCTGCTGGATTACCTGTACCTGTATCTCCATCAATTAGATCAAGCTCTAAACGCACTGATGATGCAGATATGGTTGCAGTAATACGTATTTCATTGTCATTATAAATTGAGCCGGCTCCGTTTCTTTGATAAGCTAGATACGCATTGCCACTGTTAGCAGGTCCAGCATTGTTAGTATCAGCTATTATGCTTCCTGTGCCACCGCCGCTTAAACTTTCAGTAACCCATTCGTAGCCAGTTCCGGCACTATTAGGACGCAAGAATAACCTGACTGTACCCATATTACTCATCATAGTTTGCCAATTAAGGTTTTTATCGTAACTAGCATCGCCCGCTGTGCCTATATTAATCATATCTACACTCATACGAACTTCTCCACCGGTCATGAAAAAGTGTGTCATTTCGTTTGCACTGTTCCATGTATGTATGTAGATTATGTTTAATGATTGCCAGTCAGACAAAAAACGAAGCGATCTATTATTTGCAACACTAAAGTCGCCGCTAAATTCTGTAGTATACCTATTAAATGCAGCACAAGAATTTGCAAGATCATATAACCCTTGTACACTAGCAGCATCTCCCCAATCTGCAAATTCTATTAATTCTCCAACTTGCAAATCTGCATAACCCGTGGCACTTGATAAACTTTTAACTGCACCATTTTGATGATAGTGTATTAGTTGTCCTACGCTATACAGTCTTTCAACATCAGCAGACAAAACAGTATCACTTGTAGCTGGGTCACTACCGCCTACAACATCATTAGGAATATCATTAGCACCAGTTCCGGTGCTAAATCCATAATTACCTATACCAAAATTATTTTCTAAAATACTTTTTATATTGTTAAAGTCAGTAGCTAATATTGCTGTACCTTGACCGCTCATGTACACTCCAGTTTCTTAATAGTATACTTTATTTACCTAGTTTTTGTCAACCGGTTAAATACTGCATGGATCAATTTGATTACGCACAATCTAGAGATTTTGTTTACATTGATTGGGATATGAGTAGTAGATGTAATTACGCATGCCATTATTGTGAACCAGCAGCACACGACGGAAAATACAATTTTCCTACATTAGAAAATGCAAAACTTTTAGTTGATAAAATAGCAGCAACTTATACAGATAAATTTGCTGTGTATAATTTATTTGGTGGTGAGCCAACTATATGGCGAGAAATTCCTGAGTTTTTTTCCTATGTAAAAAGCATCAGTCCAAAAAACAAAGTACAGTTGCTAACAAACGGTAATAAAACAAAACGTTGGTGGCAAAAAAATCAAAACAATATAGATAGTGTAGTTGTAAGTGTTCATGTTGCTCAGGTTAATATTGTAGATTTAGTAGACAAATTTAATGCATGTGCTGGAAGTTTTGATATACATTTTCAAATATGTATGGATATTGAAAATTTTGATTTAGCACTACAACAATATGATTACTGTTTAAAAAACTTGAACAAACACATAAGATTAGATTACAAACCTTTACGTGTAAGTTTAGACAAAGCAGAATCTATGCCTTATACATCTAAACAAATAAAACAGATGCAATCATTAATAAAATTGCCAGGTATCAAAAAAGACAACTATGGCGTTACAATGGTAGACGAAAACAATAATATTATAGACTTACAAAAACTTTTACTGGAAAAGAAAAATAAATTTAAAGGTTGGGCTTGTTGGATTGGTATAGACACATTAAACATAACAAGACAAGGCAATGTTACTATAGGTAGTCAATGTTTTCCTAATTTTATTTTAGGAAATATACACGACATGAATTTTAACATACCTTATGTTCCAGTTAAATGCCAATATGAATTTTGCAGTTGTTTAACAGATTTAACAACTAAAAAGATAAAAGATTACAAAGGCAAATTATTGGAAAACAGTGATATTTTGATATGATGGAGAAGGCAGTTCTACATAACTACCAACTGGTCTGTTTTGTCTTACAAAACTAGTAATTCTACCAGTAACAACTTCGTCAATAGGCCCTACTCCGCCTGGATCTGATCCAATGCTTTCGTCAGCAAGTACAGTTTTGAAATAAATTACATTGCCGTCTTTTCTGGCATATATTTCTAAATCGTTATTAGTATAAATTCCTGTTCCTAGTTTTTCAAAGATTTTTACGTAAGAAGTTGTTAAATCGTATATACCAGTGTTGCTTGCTGGGCTACCAGAACCGCTAACAGTAGTGCCTGTATAATCAATTGTAACATTTCCTATGTTGTTTAACATAGTTTCCCAGCCTTGTGATTTATCATCACTACCAGTCGAACCCATTGAAAAAGACATTTCAAAACTGCCGCCTGCATTGAAAAAACCATTTAGGTTATTACCACTGCTAAATGTAGCACTCCATTCGTGTGTGATACTTTGTGGTGTTCCTGTGCCGCCCCATGTGCTTGTTCTAATACTATCAATACCTGCAGAAACACCTAAATCCATTTGCGATGCATCTGCATCAAATCTATTTGTAAACAATAGAGGATAAAGTGTTTCATAAGCAGAATACAAAGACTCTGTTATCTCATTTTCATCTGATACAGTGCTAATTGTTGCAGGTATAGTTCCATTTTGATGTGCATACACAGCTACATAATCATTATATAGTTTATTCATGTCTTCTGCATAAACTATACGAGTTTTAGGAAGCCGTTCACTTTCAACATTTTGATTATAGCCAATGCCTTCTCCACTTGGAATACCTAATATATTTTCAATTGCTTCAAATAAAACATTATATCTATATGCTGAAATAATTTGGTTAACCATTTTAGAGTCCTTTTATATACTTATGTTTTTAAAACACATTCTACAAGTTTTTCTTCTTCGCTATCATTTGACTCTAATGCAACCCCAACTAAACCAGTTGTTTGTATAGTACCACATACTCCGTCTTCCCAAGCGTATACTGCTTGTCCTTTTTTAACAGCACCTTTTACACGAACAGGCACACGACCTTTTAAACCAATGTACTGACCTTCTGCTTCGCTATTCATCATATACGCTGGATCTGTGCTTACAACACCAATGCAAATATCACTTGCTTTAGCCGGTACTACTTCACAACAATCGTCTGCGCCAACTGCTACTGCTGTACCTGCTGGTAATTCTGTTTCGCCGGTTGTGTACTTTTCTGCTAAGTCAGCATATCTAGCTCTGCTTGCTACACCTACAAATTCTACTGCGTAAATTTTTTGATCAGCATCTCTAGCTACTACTGTGTCTGCTGAACTAGCTGCGGTAGCACTTACATAACTACTACCTAATTTTACTGTATCTGCTTTGTCTGCAATACCTCTGAAATTATTTGCCCAAACATTATTCCACTTTTCGGTTTCAATGCCCAAGTTGTAAGCTTCTGTTAATCCTGGTAAAATACCTTTTCTTTCATTGTTATGAATTACTTTTGCAATTACTTTAGCGTTTGTATCTGTATTTAATTTTGCACCTAAACGTACTTCTTCGCCAACTGTATTTTCAATTTGTCCAACATTTCCGTCAACAACTTTTACTGCTAAATCATTACTATCACCTACTCTAAAACCAATATCGTCAAAAGTTACTAGGTTAGTAAAATCTGTTTCATTTACAGTAATATAATCAGCAGCAGGAATGCCGCCTAATCTAAGTGCATCACTAGCTGTTGCCCAAAGCACAGGTTCGTTTGTTTGTCCTGCATTTGTAGTAACACCAATAGAATCAGTATTAATTAATGTTAAACCTTTTTTGATCTTTGGAAAATTAGTACTGTTTACTCCAACAGGAACATTAGAATCTTGTGTAGATTTGAGTGTAAATTCTTCATCACTTATAACAAATTGCACATTGTCATTTACCAATGCTGCTATAATAGCTTTACTAGTGTTACCAGTATCAACAACATCAATACTGCGCATTTGTGTTTGTCCGTCACCTGCTGCTTGTGGACCTACTAGTACAAAATCGTCTTGTGAAGTTCTAGCATATAATTGGTTTGTGGCATTATTAAACCAAAAATCACCTACAGTCAAACCTGTTGGAGCACTACTGCTTACTTCAGAACCTCCAGTGTTTTTCCATTGAGATCCTGTATAAAATTTTAATTTATTCAAAGATGCATCAAACCAAATCTGACCACTGATTGCCTTAGTAGGCGAAGCTGTTCCTGCAAAATTTTCTAGTAAAAACAAATAATTTTCGTTTTGTATTTCACCATATCCACTGTAGTTTTTTCCTACAAATTTTAGATCTGTTGTATTATCAACTGTACCGTCTTCAACTGTTAAAAGTTGTGTACCGTTAAATTTGTTAATTATGTATGCCATTTGACGATTTTCCTCATTCTACACTATATTTATGCTTATACCGCCGAAGTTACTGTTGAGCTATATGTCCAAACATTACTACCGTTTACACTATAAGACATAATTGTTCTTGTATAATTTGTGGTAATAGTTGTTGATACATCAGCAATACTAAAGTCTTCAACTACTGATTGGTTTTGTACACCGTTACTGTCAACGTTTGTAAATGTTTTACTGATTGCTGTGTTTACATCAATTGGATCTGTACTTGAAGAACTTGCAACACAATAAACTTTAGCTATTGTTCCAACTGCTAATCCAGCTGCTGGCGCTAATTCATTTAACACAGTGCCAACATTAGCTTGTAATGTAACACCTGTACCCATACCATCTATTACTAAACTGAAGTAAAGTGGCTGTGCATTTGATTTTGTATCTACATAACCCTTGGTAGCAACATCAGTTGACGTAGTGGGTTCTGCAACATTGGCAATTTTTTGTTGTGTTACCAAACTAATTGTGTTAACACTATCTAATTGTAATCCGCTAATTCTACTTGTTATTCTGTTGCCATCTATATCAATATTATCAACTGTTAAATCTCCAAGTACACCTATATTTGTTAAACCAGGTGCATTTACTACACTAGAAGCTAAACTTGTAGCCGTTAATACATTTACACCATTTATTTTATAAGCATAATCTTTAGGAATATCAATATTTGTGCTACTTGTCCATGCATCATTAGCTAATTCCCAAGTCCAATATTTGTCATCACCTGATACTCTGATTGCTATTCCGGATCCATCTACATCGGCTTCTTCTAATAATGTACTATCACTTGTAATAGCAAGCTCGATTAATTTATCTTCAACACGTAAGTTACTTACATCTAAACTTGTAGTATCACCTTCTACACGTAAATTGCCTGTAATTCTTGCGTCACCTGTAACGTCCAAATTGAATTCAGGATCTGTTTTAAAAATACCTACTCTTTGATTAATTGTATCTATATGAATAGCATCTAACACATCAGGTTGATTATCAGAATCTGTATCATGCTGAACTTGAATTTTAATATCAGTATCTTCTGTTTCAGCTTTAAATAAAATATCAGATCCAGTTGCAATCCTTACAAGTGGACTTTGTCCAATAACAATACCATTATTATTATAAAAATTAATTTCTGCGCTGGTAGTGTTTTGTCCTTGACCCGACTGTGTTGTTAAAAAGTCATTTTGAGTATATTCTGTACCTGTGCTATCTGTAAGTTTTAAACTGTTTGATGCTGTACCATAAAACTGGAAGTTAAACAGAGAACTTACATTTGTACCTACTTTTATACTGGTAAATCCATTAATTGGAATAGCTGGTGTAAATGCAGTTTTACTGTGAATCAAAACCAAACTTCCATTTATATATTCTTGTGTTATTGTTTGGTTAGTACCTGTTGTATCTCGTATAGTTTCGATAAACTGACCTGACTTCAACTGGCTGGATGTATAATTTGGTCCTACAAGTTGAATTCCTTCACCTGTAGCAAAATACATTTGTTGGTTTTCGCTATCAATCCAAATATCACCTTCGACTAAACTCGTTGGTTGAGGTGAAGTATATGTACTATTATCTGTGCTTCTAAATGTAGTGCCGTCATAAACTTTTAATCTATTTTCACTAGTATCAAACCATAACTGACCTTTAATTGGTTTACTAGGTGGTGCAGTATTAGCAAAAGTTTCTAAAAGTTTTATAAAGTTTTCATTTATAAATTCTCCAAAGCCTTTATAGTTTCTACCTATAAAAATTAAGTTAGTACTGTTTTCGTCTATTTTACCGTCAATTATTTCTGTAAGTAAAGATCCGTCAGTTTTGTTTAATTGATATGCCATTACAGTACTCCATGATAAATTATATAATTAATTGCAACATAGGGCGGAGTAATGTCTACACTAGAAGCTAATGTTGGATTATCTACGCCTCCTGTTGTAGTGATACCACTAGCAGCATTTGATGAAACCTCTTGTGTATATAAATCCACATCTGTTTCACCACTGTTGTCAACTTTACTGACTGCATAATAAGTGTCTCCTGCATCACTTTCTAGGTTATGCGTGTGATCTGGTATATTGTTTATATCTAAAACAACACTTTCTTCGCCGCCGATTCCGCCCATTTGGCCAAGTGCCGGATCACTAACTAATCTGTTTGGTCCAGTTAAACTCGAAGATATACCAGTTGGCATTCTACCCCTAAGATCCGGAATATTAAAGAATGTTGCAGGATTGCTAGATGTTCCCCAATACCATGTGTTGTTATCAGCAGGATCATAACCTAGAGTATTTGCTAATAAAACATATGTTAATAAACTTTTTTCTGATCCATCACACAAGAACCATCCAGTTGGGGCAGTAAGTCCTGCATATGGAACTAATGTACCAATTGGTATAACAGGAATAGTGCTTACAAGATTAGATTGTGTAATTTTACGTAAACCTGTGCCAGGTCTGTTTATTACAATTTCGTCTGCAGAATCAGGTGTAGTTACTGCTGTTTTATCTGCAATAAAGGTTTGGTTAATTTGAGTGGTAAATTGTTTGGTCAAGCCGCCTGTTTGTCCGTCAAATGCAACGCTATTAGTTGAACTTACTTCACCTGTCATACTAAATGTAGTTGCACTTGTAAGTTTATTTGTACTACCTGAACTACCTGTGACATTACCAGTAACATCGCCAACTAAACTTCCTGTAAATTTATTTGCAAAAATATTATTAAATCTATTTGCATTTGTTCCGATATTTGTTATTCCAGCTTCTTCAGGAAAAATATTATCAGTTGTAAGTGCGCCGCTTATATTTGCACTACCAGTAACTGTAATGTTATCACTAAAACTAGATATCCCTGCAACAGTTAAATCTCCTGCTGTTGTAATATCTCCTGTGTTTATAATATTACCGGTAACGTCTAATGCTTCAACAGGATCAGCTGTAAGTATACCAACATTTCCGTTATTTTTTATTCGTATAGGTGTAATGGTGCTACCATTATTATTTGTTCTTAAATCAAAAAATCCAGTGCTTTGATTTTGGCTAATAACTGCATTAGTTCCTTCTACTTCAAATGCCAAAGTTCTTGTATTGCCAATTTCTATACCTTCGTTTGTTCTTACTGTAAAAGGAAATGTTGTAATTGTTGCTTCGTCATTCCTAACAAATTTATTGCCATCAACAGGATTACCATTTACAAGTAGTTGTTCAGCTTTGTCTGCTATGCCTTTAAATCTTGCAACAGTACTATCAATACTAGAACTTATATTAACGCCTGGTGATAACTGTCCAAATCCAGGAATTAATATTTTAGGTGTAAATGTTGTACCAACTATAATACTAACTGCAACATCATCAACATAATTGATTATTGCTTGTCTATCTACATTGTCGGTATCTGTTATTGTAACTGCTTTTGCACCTGTGTTTGTTCCGCTGGCAATTTCCGGTCCTACCAAAATCCAACCGCTGCCGCTGTACAAGTAGAGTTGCTGTGTACTGGTGTTTACCCACAAATCTCCTAATACACTGTTGGATATATCGGGCTCATCAGTGCCTTTCTTTAATCCACCTGCACTAACCCAATTAGTACCATCATAAACTTTTAATGTATCGTTTTGAGAAGTATTATCATACCAAAGTTGTCCTTCAACAGGATTACTAGGCGGATTGTTGTCAGCAAAGTTTTCAAGCAAATGTAAAAAGTTTGTTAATACTGCTTCTCCAAAGTTTGTTGCGCCTCTGCCAGGCAAACGCAAACTTGTATCTGTGTTAATTTCTTTTTCAACAAC